GGCTACCGAGGTGCAGCATCAGCCACCGGCAACCAAGGTGCAGCGTCAGCCACAGGCGACCAAGGTGCAGCTTCAGCCACCGGCTACCGAGGTACAGCTTCAGCCACTGGCGACCGAGGTGCAGCATCAGCCACCGGCTACCAAGGTGCTGCTTCAGCCACCGGCTACCAAGGTGCAGCGTCAGCCACCGGCTACCGAGGTACAGCTTCAGCCACTGGCGACCAAGGTGCTGCATCAGCTACCGGCAAGGATAGCATTGCTCTTGCAGCCGGATACAGGTGTAAGGCTAAGGGAGCTATAGGTTGCTGGATAGTCCTCGCAGAGCGTGGGAGATGGAGCGGTGATACCTACCCGATTAAGGAGGTCAAGGCGTTTGAAGTTGACGGGGAAAAGGTTAAGGCTGACACATGGTATATGCTAGTCAATGGACAGCTTAAGGAGGTTTAGCGGGAGTAATTAATTCAAAACAGATCAGAAAAGGAGGTAATTATGGGATCATTTATAGCCCAACAGCCAAACGGCTTATATTGTAGGTTTAGTACAATCGTTGGTACAGTCACGCACTACAATATGACAAAAGATGATTACATAGAAGTATGCAAAGACCGATTAGGAAAGAAACGTGGAGAAGAAGAGGCTAATGATATTTTAAAAAACTATCTGCACCCTTTTAACGATGTTCTTGAGCGATTTATCCCTAATAATGATTCGGTTGAAGAGTTTAATATCCGTTTGAAAGAAATGGGATATATGGATGAGTTTAATGGATAATCAATATAGAAAGGAACTAAAAGATGATACTTACTACTGATAAGATGGTATTTGTTACTGATTTAGAAAATTCGGACGAATATATTGAGAATCTTATAACTGAATATGGCACTAATCAATATCGCATAAAGGTTGACCGGACACTCAATCCACCATATTATCAATTATTTTACGAATGGAAAGAAGGCAAGCGAACGCTTAATAATCATTTGTTTTCTTCAAGTAGATTGGAAAAGATTGTGGATTACATTAATCAGAATATTCAATAAAATATAGAGATGAAGCAAAGTAAATTGACTCATGGCTCTCTGTTTAGTGGGATAGAAGGTTTCGGCTTGGGTGCAGCGTTTGCCGGAATAAAAACACTTTGGAGCTGCGAATATGAAGACTATCAAGCAAGTATAATCAAAAAAAATTTTGGAGAAAACCATGAAATCAACAGAGATATTAGAACGTATTCAAATCCAACATTTGTTGACATCATCAGCGGTGGATTCCCTTGCCAAGACATCAGCGTTGCTGGAAAAGGTGTCGGAATTGTCGGTGAAAGAAGTGGCTTATGGACTGAAATGTACCGAGTTATACGGGAAGTTAGGCCTAAATACATCATCATTGAAAACAGTCCAATGCTCCTTATTCGGGGATTTGAACGGGTCTTATGCGACCTTTCCGAAATCGGGTATGATGCAGAATGGCAATGTTTATCAGGCACCGACTTTGGTATACAACAGGGTCGGGAGCGATTATATTGTATTGCCTACTCCTGTGAAGTCCACGGCAAAAGGAGCATCCAAGAATCGATATTTCGGAAGCCCTACCTATCGGGGCAATATACACGAGTATATCCGGGATGGAGAACAAGACAGTCAATACCCTCACCCCGATTTGCTGGAAAGTCTAATGAACTTCCCGATAGGGTGGACAGAACGGAGTGTATAGGCAATGCAGTGCAACCTATACTTGCGCACTATTTATTTGAATGTATTAAGATTTTCGATAAACAATTAGCGTAGATAAATAGAAATGAACATTGGGCTATTGGCAGTAGATAGTAATTACCCTAATCTCGCATTGATGAAGATAAGCAGCTATCATAAGGCAAGAGGTGATAAGGTTGATTGGTATAATCCTTTCGATCATTATGATAAAGTTTATATGGCTAAAGTATTCAGCTTTACAGAGGATTATCTGCAATACATCACCAATGCCGATTGCGTGGAGAAAGGTGGCACGGGATATGACATCAGAAAGGTACTGCCCGTGGAGATTGACAGAATGCAACCCGACTATTCCATCTATCCGCAGATTGACAGCAAGACAGCCTACGGTTTCCTCACACGTGGTTGCCCAAACCGGTGCAAGTGGTGTGTGGTCCCTGAAAAAGAGGGTAAGATTGCACCTTACATGGATATTGAAGAAATAGCCGTTAATGGGAGAAAAAACATTATACTTATGGATAACAACATACTTGCATCCGACTACGGTTTGCAGCAGATTGAAAAAATAATCTCCATGGGCGTGCGGGTTGACTTCAATCAAGGATTGGATGCCCGGTTGGTAACTAATGATATCGCAAGGCTGCTTGCTAAGGTCAAATGGATAAAGCGTATTCGGTTTGGGTGTGATACACCGGGACAGATTGCAGAGTGTGAGCGCGCTACAGCATTGATTGATAAGTACGGCTATAAAGGTGAATACTTCTTTTACTGCATCCTACTTCATGACTTTAAAGAATCATTCGAGCGCGTCAATCATTGGCGAAATAAAGGAAGTAGATTCTTACCTCATGCACAACCATATCGGGACTTAAGCAATCCTCGTCAGATTATTCCACAATGGCAGAAGGATTTGGCAGGGTGGGCTGATAAGAAGTGGATATTTAGAACATGTGAGTTTAAAGACTTTATCCCTCGAAAGGGTTTTGTTTGTAGTGAATATTTTGATACAATTAGAGTAAAACAAAAAAGATGAATAAGGAAGAATTTCTGAGCAAAAGAGATGTCATCGATTTAAAGTTAAAAGAATTGAATGGCGAAAAGAAGAAGCTGGAAAAGGAATACATTGAATCCAACCAAGGATTCAATGTTGGAAGCAAGGTCTGTATAACGGTCCCGGCTCATGAAAGGTTTTCTCTTTTGAGCAATGAAAGGATATTGGTCCCCGAAGCGAAGAAGTTAGCCTATATTGCATATTATGAGATTGATGATAACGGAGAGGTTGTCCCCTCTTTAAGACAGTTGGATTGCAATGGGGGTATGTCAGCAATACCTTTATATGTTAATTTTAAGAAGGTTATAATTGAATTAATGTAAATCAAATTATAAATGAGCAAATATACAGCAAGGCAGATAGCTGAATCTGACGAACTATTTGAAAAGCAAATACATAAAGTCAGAAAGTTTTATTTGAGTCGTAATCCCGATAAAATGATGATGCTTGAAGAAAGAAAAGCAGTCGTCAAAGAACGGAATAAAGGTCTTTCCCCGGAATATGATAAGGAGTATTATTGTGGAACTTGTGGAGCTAAAGACGGTGCGGAACATCCTAAAAGTGGATATTGCTTTCACTGTGATACTGATAACTGGATTTCAAAGAATAACTAATAACAGAACAGAAATGAATACTAAAACATTTCAAGAAGTCGCCAGGATTTGGAGTGCTGCGAAGCAACCTATCATAAAGCATGCCACGATGTGCGCGTATATGCTTACCCTTCAAACCCATTTACTCCCATATTTTGGGACGGCGACAGCTATATCGGAAAGCGACGTTCAGAAATTTGTTCTCTACAAGCTTTCCTCTGGTCTTGCTAAAAAAACCGTAAGGGATATTGTGGCGGTGCTGAAATCTATAGTAAAGTATGGTGGGAAACATAAGTTATTCCCTTATGAGGAGTGGGAGATAAACTATCCTACAGATACCGAATCTCACCGTTTGCCTACTTTGTCCTTAAACCATCAACAGATACTGATGAGCCATCTCACCGAATCCCCAACTCCTAAGAATATAGGCATTCTGCTGTCTCTGTGTACCGGCATGAGGATTGGAGAGGTGTGTGCCCTGCGATGGGAAGATGTGGATTTCAGACAGAAGGTAATCACCATTAGTTATACAGCAGGAAGGATATACAACTGCGAATCAAGAACTACGGAAAGGACTTTCACTTCTCCCAAAACACGAAATTCATACCGGGAGATACCTATCTCAAGACAGCTTCTCTTTGCCTTGAAGGAAGTAAAGAAAATATCTCCGTCCCGATTTGTAGTAGGAACATCAGGACGTCCGGAAGATCCCCGTTCTTACCGTGATTTCTTTGCCCGGCTCTTGAAGCGTCTGAATATTCCGCACATTGTGTTTCATGGACTCCGGCATACATTTGCTACCAGATGCATTGAAAGTCAATGCGATTATAAGACAGTGAGTGTAATTCTTGGACATTCGAATATCGCTACCACACTCAATTTATATGTGCATCCCAATCTCAATCAAAAACAAAGATGCATTGAGCGAATGAGCAACTTCTTAAAAATTAAATGACCCTCAAAACATAGCAGATATGAAACAGACAGTAGAAGAAGCGGCAAAGGACGCAATCCACACTTATTATAAATGTAACGGTGAATATCCATGCGGAGAACGTGACTATTGCGAACATTGTAATGGTCATAATACAGCATTCGATTGTTGCGAATGTGGCGCAGATGAGTTTAAAGAAGGATTTATTGCTGGTGCCGAGTGGCAATCCAAGCAATCACCTTGGATAAATGTTAAGGAACGGTTGCCGGAAAATGAAGATAGAGTATTAGTGCTTTGTAAGATGAAGCGCTTTAATAGCTATTTTACATTGGTAAACAATTATATAGATGGGGAATGGGAAACAAAAATATTAGCGCATTATGATACGGTAGCTTGGATGCCTATCCCTTCTTTTGATGAGATACTCGAAGCCAACAAGGATGTATTGGAGCGGATTAAAGAGAAAGGAGATTAATTATGGGAATAAAGAACGGAATAATAATAGGTGGAGTGTTGCATGAGATGGTGAGTGAAAATGTCCCATGCAACCAATGCTCACTGTTGCGCATTTGCAGTAAGTCAGAAAAGGAAGAATATGACATCTGTCTTTGTACCTTGATGAACTGTGATGGCTTTGTTAACCGCGGGAAAGTAAAAATAGAGAAGGAGGAATAACTATGAAAGTATTAAGAAATGAAACTCCTGTCGCTCGCAAAGAACATAGGTGCGATTTTTGCGGTGAAGTAATTTCCGTTGGAGAAAAATATAACAGACAGACCAATGTTTATGACGGTCGTGTTTATGACTGGGTAAGTCACAGTGAATGCTCCAAGTTAGCCTATGAACTTGATATGTTTGATGATTGTGACGAAGGACTTGATAGTGATGGGTTTGTTGACAACTTGAATCAGTATGTTTACGACAATCATTATGATGATAAAATAGATGATATTGCGAAGGATTGGCAATTACCACGCTATGAATTAGTAAAGAAAGTGTTGGATGAATTAAACAAGAAATAGTTATGACCGAAGAATTTGTAAAATTAGAAACAGCGAAGCTGCTGAAAGATAAAGGGATGTTTACAGATATAGAATTTATTCCGCAATCCGTTGCCCAGAAATGGTTGCGTGACACTAAATGCCTCCATATTGAAATAGGCTATATGTATGGAGATTATTGGCTTTACGATATTCTGACAATACCTACCCATGACTTGATAGGATTGTCTGACAGACCTATTACCCATTATAATACCTACGAAGAAGCACTTGAGGCAGGATTACAGGAAGCATTAAAACTTATATGATTATGAGAAGATTTATATATATACTGGTTTCTATCATTATATCATATCTAATTTGCGTATATGAGTATAATACGTGGAATTTCATAGTTGGGTTAGAGCCTTCACCAGCTTGCGAAAGATTAGCCGAATACGCTTTTTATTTCGTGATATGGTATTGGGTTGCGAAAGCTGTTGATTCGTTTCACGATTAAATAAGTATGGAAACAGCAGAATTAATATTTAAATCCGTACTTGCCCCATTAAATTTTTGTACTTTGGCATTTTTACCTTAATTTTGGTAAGCAAGTGTCACAGATGCATGGAGAATAGGTTTGATGAGATAGAAAAATGCGTCTGTCATGTGCCATATCGTAACGACATTGTTTACATCACCCAGCTCTTGGAACCGCAAAGATGTGGATAAATAAGGAACGGTATGACCGATAAGATTGGAGAATAATCAAGGACGAAGAAATCAAATTAGGAATAAGGAAATGAACAATATTAATTTAAACGAATTGCGCGATCGCGCTTATAAAACCGCTTGTGAACACGGTTTTCACGATGAGGAATTGAGTAATAAACACCACCTTTGTTTAGTTATATCCGAGCTTATGGAAGCTGTGGAGGCAGATAGAAAGGGAAGATTAGGAAAGAAATGTAAATCACGTTTTGAAATGGACTATAATCGCTATCCTGCATTAGTGGAAGAAGAAAAGCGATTTAAGTGTTCCTTTGAAAAGAATGTAAAAGATACACTTCCCGATGAACTGGCAGATGCAGCTATACGCCTGCTTGATTTGTGCGGATTGCGTAAGATAGACATCGAGGATTTTACGGAAGAAATGTTATACGAGGCAGAGGAAAGTTGCGAGGATGAGACCTTTACAGAAAGTATATACGCTATATCCACAATTCCCATCAGATATGTGTATGAATATGACTATCCATTAGAAAAGCAATTAAATGGCATGCTATTGGCTATTTTCGGGCTTGCCAACCATTTGGACATAGACCTCACATGGCACATCAATCAGAAGATGAGATACAATGAATTGAGAGAAAACAAAAATGGAAAAAAGTATTGAGCAACAATCTAAAAACAATAAGACGATGAAGGTTAACATTGAAAATTTACGCCAATCGGTTATGACGCCGACTAAAGAAGACAGGGCAGACTGGACCAACGGCTTGTATCTAATCTACGAAGACGGACATGCAGAACCGTTTACCGGCGATAACTTCAAAGATTGTGTACGATACATCGGATTAAAGCACAAAGACGTATCGTTTGCCATCTCGTTGACGGAGCATAAGGATGTTCAGCTGCTTGACAATGACAGCCGAGAGGAATCTAGAAATCAAATCTATTATGGGCGTGAATGTGATGCACTATTTGATATGAATGGACAGCGTAACACTGTTCAGCTGATTGAGCGAAATCCTAAACTGTCTAATCTGCTGAAAGATGACGAATATATCCCATCATTAGGACAGCTTAATTTAATGGCTCATTATCAAGATAATATAAACGATGTGCTGAGGTACATAGGCAAAGAACCGTTATCCTCCACATGGTATTGGTCCAGTACTGAGTACAGTCTCAGCCTCAGTTGGTACGTACACTTCTTCAGTGGGCAGACGAGCAACGGCAACAAGTGCTACAGTTACAGAGTACGGGCAGTGGCAGCATTCACTTTATTCATGAGTATCAAGGAGAAAATGAATAGGGGACAACAAATATGAAAACAAGTTTATGCGAAAGTTCTTAATTCCGAAGTGGAAAAAGGATTTGATTTGCTAGAAAG